TTACTTACATGTTTTTCTAAAAACTCAAACTGTAATTCTGTACCACCTCTAGGTTTCATTTTTCACTCATAAATTTCTTAAATACTTCTAATCCTTTATTAGTAACTTTAACTACAACGTCTCTACTAATATCTTGTGGATCAACGTTAGCAGCTTTAAGTTCTTCTTCGTCTTTATAAACTTGACCTGTTTTTTTATTCTTTATTATTGTTACTGTTTCAGTTTCAATATTATATTTTTTATTGGCCATTCTGATCGTCTCTATTTATTTCTAGTATTGCTAGTGTAGCACTTATACCAGATATAGAGGAACTTTCAAGTCTTATGGTATCATTCTCTTCTAAAATAACAGGTCCTTTTGCTATATTACAAATGGTCGGTCCTGAAATTGAAGCATATGCGATTTGATAAACAGTAGAAACAGAATCATCATTAATAGAAGCTTTTAATACTTTACTTCCAGATTCATTAGTTATTTGAATATTTTGAATGATTGCATTTGCATTTGATGGACATGTATATACTGTAACAACCGCTGTTGTAGTTGGATCATAGAATGCGTTTTTATAAAAATTTGCCATTATGTTAAATCATACCATTTTAATAAACCAGATACATCTCCATTAGCTGTTCCTGGTCTTACACCTAAAGTTAAAGTATCTGACACACCTGCAATAGTTTGTCCAAGTTGATTTGCAAAAGCTATAAAATCTCCACCCAAAGTAAATGGAGCAGTTTTACCTCCTAAATATCCACCAGCAATTCGTGTTCCTGCCGTAGAAAATGCAGTTGTTTGTAAATCATATTCTACGTTATCACTAAAACTTGTATATGAAAATGAAGAGGCTAAAGTAGCATTAACAAATAATCCCCATTCAAAATCACCATTAGATATGTTTAAAACATCTACCCCTGATGGAACTATAACTGCGTAGGGTCTTGATGCTTTAATTCTAATTGTTGCAATATTATAATAAACATTCGCTGTTGATAAATTTACACCTGCACTAACAGTATCTGTACTAATCATTTGTTCTACTCCTTGAGGAGAATAACCCCCTTCAGAAATACAAGAAGAACATATTTGTTGTAATGTATAAGTTCCAGCTGTTAATGTTCCAGCTCTTTCAATCTCATAACGAATTGGAAGATTTGCTGTTTGCATATAAACAGTTGTTAAACTATTAGCATTATAAAAAGTATGTGCTGTTATTAATTGACCATTAATAACAAATCCAACTCTAACGGCACCAACACCTAACCATTCAATATCTATAAATAATATATTGGATGCTGCTGCATTTAATGTAAATCCACTTGCACCTGTTCCATTTAAAATATCACCGTTCCAGCTAGATTGAGATATTTCAGTATCAACTGCTGCACCTGATGTATAAGTTCGTCTTACTATTTTAAGTGTTGTCCCATCTGCTGTAAAAAATATTCCATTATTTGCATCAAATAATCCAACCTTTTGTTTTAAGTTTGTAGTTAAAGTATTCATTACAAATGTATTAAAAATAAGCAATGACTTTCCAGGTTGATAAGACATAACTCTATTAGACTGTCTTACTGTTTTAGAACTTGCTGCTTCTGTTACATTTAAATTAACTGTTGATTTATTAGCTGTATAAGTAACACTTCCACCATTTGCAGTAGTTGCATTAAATAAAGTGTTCTGTGACATTATATTCTTACTGTCAAAGATTGTAAGTGGATTAGAAACCCTTAATCTTCCGAATGCATCAACATTATTGCCACCAATTGTGATTAACTGACCATTACCAACATTTATATTTTCACAACTCATTAGCAGCCAAACCTTAAGTTAAACCATGTAAATCTTTCTACTTGTTGTTTTAAATCCTCTTGAAAAGAAAAGTTTAATTGATCTTTTAAAGTCTCTAAAGCCTGTAGAACTTGTCTTTGATTTTCAGAAGAATATTCCTGACTTGGTTCTGGTATATATGTTGTAATCTTTGCCATTATCTTCTTCCATCAGGTTGAATATCTACTCTAAATAATCCATATCTCCAGTTTTCATCAGTAGATTCATTTTCAACTTTAATACTCATTAATCTATTTCTTGCTCTAGTATCTATCTTAGTTGTAGATGAATTTACAGTATATGGTCCAAGCATTTGACTATTTTGTGTTTGAGATGGATAGTCTCTTAATAACAATGTTACTTTAGCATTTCCTGTAAGTATTTTAAAGTCTGGTATAAATCTATTTATCTTCATTAAATATTGACCATCTCCTTCAATATCTAAATCAAAATCTCCAGATTCAATATAAGCAGGAATAGCTGTTTTGACTCCAGTAAAGCTTACTTCATTAACACCTATTTCATGTTCATAATATTTAGAAGATCCATATGTATTAGTCACACCATTAATAGTTGGAAATGAAGGTGTTCCAGTTGTTAAATATTTAGTAGCATATGGTTTATCAAATGTTTGAGCATCTGAATAAGTTGTTCTAGCAAGTGACATTGTAGTCCAAGTATTTTCAACGAAGTTATAAACTACTGATCTATTTATTTGAGATTCTCCCGCGCTTGAGTAAAACCAAATTACTTCATTATATAAACTATTATGAGATCCATAAACAATGTCTGCAGCGTTATAATTTATCCCTAAATTATCTCCACCTGTTGTAAATACAAAATCTTCAACAAGAGATGGTAATTGTTTAACAGTACCATCATAAACGAAAAATCCTCCACCAAATCCCATCCAGAATATTGCACCTTGTGCAAATACTATTGAATGCTGACCAATACATCCACAGTTTGTACCCACCTGTCTAATTGAAAATACAAAAGGAGGACCAACAAATTGCATAACATAAGCTGCTTGATCCGTTAAAATAAATATATAATCTTTACCTTGCACAGCTCCTACAATGTAATTTCCTGTATCTAGTCTAAATGTACCTGCAGTATTTGTTGCAGTAGGTGCCCAAGTATTATAATCTTCTTGGTTTGAAAATCTTATAAACATTGGATCTTGAGTTGAAGTTGAACCAATTGTTGTTTCAGTTCCAAGTGCAATTAAATGTCTATCTCTATCGGATACAATTGAACAAACAGAAGCTGTTGGAGCTCCAGATATTGCAGTTGCTCTAATTTGTAATGCACCTGCGGTTGATGGGTTCCAAGAAAACGTTTTACCATTTTTAATTGTTGCAATTAATATTTGTCCAAAATTATCAAACGACCAGTTAGCTGGAGATAATATTACAGTAGACGAAGTACTCGCTTGACCCCAACCAACTCCACCAACAAAAGATCCCCATGTTGCAGTTCCCCATCCATAACCATATGTTTGATTAACTGGCCCAATATTTGCGTATGGAGCAAAAGACAAAGATCCACCGGTTGAAACACCTGTTCCAGTTTCTGTTGTCGGCATTGTAAGTGTAAATGTATTAACTGTTGGAACAGTTTTTACTTCAAAAATATTTGTTGTAAAACTCGCTGATGTATAACTTGTTGTAGGCGCTCCTGGTGTTGTCGCTGCAGTAAATTTAATATAATCTCCAACTGCAAGTCCATGACTTGATTTAGTAATAGTAACAGTTGCAGATGATGTTGTTGATGTATAAGTAGCACTAGTTAATGTTGTACCAAGTGGAGTAATATCGTAATATGCACCTCCAAAATAAATAACTAATAATTTATTTGTTCCTATTGCTGCATATTTATTTCCCTCTAAATCTGTCCAAGTATGTTGTGCTCTTGCAACTCCTGCAAGTTCTTTATCTAAAATCTCTCTCCATCCGCCTATTTTTTCAGGATAACCATAACGAAAGCGTACAAAATCCCCATCTATCCACTGACCTTCAGCGGCAGTTGCGGTATCTTGTTTATTAAATCCAGCTTTTAGTGGTATCTTCTTTAATGGCATGACTTGAACTATATACGCCTTTTTGCTATTATACAACGCAGAATTTAAAAGGATAAAGATAATATGTCAATCAATTTACCACTAAAAGTAGACAATCTATTTTGTACTCCAGTCTATAGTTTATTAATGCCAACCTTCTTAAATGAGGTAAATAAAATATCAGATAGATATATTGAAGAAGCTAAAAATAATAATCAAAAAATTATAGAAGAGAGAAATAAATTTATGGGTAAAGATTTAAAAGACTTTGCCGTGGTCCATCATTCTGCATTTATGGGTAATGATCCAGAACTAAAAGAATTTAAAGCATTTATAAAAGATACTAGTTATACCATTTTATCAGAACAAGGTTATGATTTATATGGACACAAACTTTATTTTAAAGATTTATGGGTGCAAGAATTTCCTAAAGCTGGTGGTGGTGAGCATTGGCCACATGTGCACGAGAGTAGTCATATATCAGGATTCTATTTTTTAAAATGTTCGCCTAAGACATCTATGCCCGTGTTCCATGATCCTAGACCCGCTAAGTGGATAACCGAATTGCCTATGAAAAAAGAATCAGTGCAATATGCTTATAATCGTTTTTCATATCCCGTGCTTCCTGGAACATTTGTATTTTTTAATTCTTATTTAACACATCAATATGTATTGGATGCTGGAATAGATCCTTTTAGATTTGTTCATTTTAATATACAATGTTTTAAACCTAATGAGGAAAATGTATGATGACTTTAGATGAAATAAAACAAGAAGAGAATTTTTCACATAGTATGATTGTCACTTATCCAAGGACAATTCAAATATCACATGGTGTTTATGATAACGTTGTTGATATGATGAATATGTGTACAATGATTTCACAAAATTTAGATACAACAGAACTTACAAATGTTTATGGTGGGAAAACTCCATGGGGATTTTTTAATGATAAACCAGAGTTTACAAGATTTATAGATTATGTTGTAAATAAACACCAAAATTCAAATCCTTTTTTTAATAAAGAAAATTGGTATAATAAAAATATAGTTTTTGATTCTTGGGGTAATGAAATTAAAAAAGGGGATAGTGTTAATATGCATACTCATAAAGATCATCATTTAATTTTATATTTAACCGAAGGAGCTCCATTAATATTACCAGAACTTAAAATGACTATTCAGCCAAAAAGAGGATCATATTATATATTTCCACCCCATGTATTACATGGAGTTAATAAAGTAGAAGAAAACACTAAAACAAGATATTGTTTAGTTTCAAATTTAATAGGGCAAACCGATTGGAAAAAAAATAAATTAATTAAATCGGCAACATAAGCCAGGAAGTCATAATATATTTTTCTCCCTGTAACGGGGGATTACCTCTGTGTACGTAAGGAAATGCAGCTGGCCAAATAACACATCTACCTTTAACCGGCTTTGCACGAATTGATTGATGAAGAAATTCCGTTTCTCCACCTTCTTTAACATCATTAAGATAAATAGTAAAAACTAAAGCTCTTTGTGAATTATCTCTACCCTTACCATGTTCTAAATGCCAAATATGATATCCTTGTGTAGGTAATGTTTTTTGAATTTTTAAATGTGTATATTTAAATCCTTCTATACCGTAAGCAGTTAATACACCTGTTGCATCTTGATAATGTCTTAGCGCCATATCAAAATTAATCAATAATGGTTTAAATTCATCAAACCAAGTATCTATATGTTCATTTAAAGTAATAGCTTTATCATTTTTATGGTTTAAATTAGCATTTTCAGATTGCAATCTATCGTATGCTTTTTTTAAAGCATTTTGTTTTTCAAAAAATTGAATTGCTTTATCACATTCTATGTCTGGAATATATCCATCATAAATTCCAATATGATCTTTAAACTCTACGTGTCTTTTTTTATTTGTTTCCATTTTTTAATTTATAAAAGATTGAATTGTAAATCTTGGTATTATTGAACTAAGAACAGGGTTTACTTTATGATGCATTGGTGTTTTTATTATTACTAGTGAATTACCTACCACTGGTAAATAACCATAATTATTGTTATGTTTAAACATAAATTCACCACCCCAATTAGAATTCCATCTTTTGTTTATGTAATAAGTAACACCATAGTCAACATGACTATCCGAATGCCAATTAATACCAGAATTTTTATGCATTTTATATATCATAAAATTAATATTTTTACTGTTTAATTTTATAAACGGTTGATGAAACAATAGTGTTTTATAGAAATAAAAATAGCTAGAATTTATATCTATTCTATTGGGTGAAGTTAGATTATTTATTAATTTAGTTTCCCATGTTTTACTAGAATCTTCATATTTTATTTTTTTATTTTCTTTAAATATTGCATTATGGATTCTTTCATATTCATGGTTTGGAAGAAAATTATGTATCCAAAAAAACTTATCTTCTATGTTATATATCAGTTTCATATTTTTTTATTTAATTCCTTTTTCTTTCTCCCATTGTTTAATTGCAAATTCATTATCATCTTTAAAATGTGCGTATTTACCATTTTTATCAACGTAATGCATAAACACCTGAGCACAGCCATCTCCTTCAAAGGTTTTTCTACCGTGTTCTAATTTACATCCTAGATATATTACAGCATCTCCTTCTTCCATTTCAATCCATTTATTTTCCATATGTATTGGCCATTTTTCTGTTTGATGAATACATGCGTTTACACTTATTTCACAAGAGGGTCTATCTTCATGGTTTTTTAAAATAGATCCAAATTGATAGTATCTCCAAAAGGCATAAGTTTTAAATAATTTTAAACCAGTTTCTTCCTCTATTTTAGAAAGTTTTAACTCTAACATAACATTCATTAAAGCATCTTTATACCAAGCAGGAGAAAAAGGAGAATGATAATCTGTACTCCACTCTTCATCTAATTTATTAACACAATATTTTTTTAATAATGTTAATTCTTCTTTAGAAAAAAAATTTTTTATTAATTTATATTTAAAATCTTTTATATTAACCATGCTACTATACTGTATCTAACGCCTTTAGTTATTGGTTCTATTCTGTGTGGATATTGAAAATTACTAGGAAACATAACACAAGTTGCTGTTTTGCAATTAACTCTTTTCATCTCTGTATTGTCTTGATTGTAAAAAACAAAATCTCCACCCTCATAGTCTTCATTTAAATT